CATCTAAATACTTAATAATGTAAGACTCGTATAAGGTATTTAGAGTGCCAGCACCTAAACCAAGGAAGATATCAGACTTCAAACCAGCGTTAACTAATCTAGCGCAAACTTCTCACTACCAACTGACCTTTGGTGGATTGCCTTTGCCTTTAAGGCAACATTTAAATGTCAGAGGTGTTGACTATAGGTTTATCGCAGAAACATCAGGACTTCTTTGTAGTGCTGCTGTTATTCCTGGAAGTTCGTTTGCTACAGCAGATATTGTTGGAAACTACATGGGTGTCACTGAGAAGATGGCTCATACCAGAGCATTCACTGAAATGCAACTTGAGTTTTATGTTGACCATGAATACAAGACGCTGAAGTTTTTTGAGCACTGGATTGAGTTTATTGCTAGTGGATCTGGTGCTCCCCAAGCAGATGACGGATATTTCTTTAGAATGATGTATCCAGAAGAATATAAGTGTAATCAGACCAAAATAGTCAAGTTTGACAGAGATTATGATAATCACATTGAGTATACTTTCTTTGGATTGTTTCCTCTATCTCTGAACTCGACTGCTGTAAACTATGGCAATTCTGAGTTGCTTAAGGCAACTGTGACATTTAATATGGACAGATATGTCTCTGGAAGAGCAGATAGTTTCTCCATCTACAGGGGAAGAGATAACAACAAACAAGAAATTAATAAAGAATCTTCTAATACCTCAATATTTGATACTACAACAGACCTTGGTATTGATGTAGATTTTAATACTAGATTCTCCAAACCAGTTGACGCAAATACAACTATTCAGTCTGGATTTGGTTTCGATACCAACCTTGCAAATCCTCAATAAATAATCTTAACTGAACTTTTTGGGTTGTTATGCCATTACCAAAGATCTCTACGCCAACATATGAGTTGGAAATCCCTTCTACTGGAAAGAAAATAAAATATAGACCATTCCTAGTTAAAGAAGAAAAAATCCTCATCATTGCGATGGAGAGTGAGGATAACAAGCAGATTGCAAATGCTGTGAAAGATGTCATCTCTGGTTGTATCATTACTAGAGGTGTGAAAGTTGAAGAGTTATCTACATTCGATATTGAATACATCTTCTTGAATATTCGCGGTAAGTCTGTCGGAGAAGATGTTGAGGTATTGATTACCTGTCCTGATGACAATACAACTCAAGTCCCAACCTTGATTAACCTTGACGACATCAAAGTCCAAACTTCTAAGAATCATAAGAGAGACATAGATCTCGGGGACGATCTTGTCCTGAGAATGAAGTATCCTTCTATGAGTGAGTTTATCAAATCAAACTTCACTAGTACAGAATCTATTGGTGTTGACGATACTTTCGATTTGATTTCTTCTTGTATTGACCAAGTTTATAATGAAGAAGAATCTTGGAATGCGTCTGACTGCACAAAGAAAGAACTTCGTGAGTTTTTGGAGCAACTGAGCTCGAAACAATTCAAAGAGATTGAAACTTTCTTTGATACGATGCCTAAGTTGTCCCACAAGATTAAAGTGAAGAATCCTAATACTGGTGTCCAAAGTGAAGTTGTTCTTGAGGGGTTGACATCTTTTTTCGGGTGAGTATGGCTCATACTAATCTTGAGTCATACTTTAAGGTTAATTTTGCCTTGATGCAGCATCATAAATATTCATTGACAGAACTAGAAAATATGATTCCTTGGGAAAAGGAAGTTTACCTTTCTCTTCTCCAGCAATACATTGAGGAGGAAACCCTGAAGCAAAGAGCAAATGGCTGAGATGCAATCACCTATCGCAGGTGGACTAAGTGGAGCTAGAAGAACTGTATCCGCGTCTTCAGTTTTAAGTCGCCCTGTTTTAGGCAGCTCACTTTCCAGAGAGATTGCATCTATAGCAGATAGAGACACTGCTGCAGTATTGGAGCAAAACCAAGTTGCTCTTCAGAATGTTAATGATTCTATATCAAGAATAGGGAGTCAGATGATACTCCTTAATAATACGTTATTGACTATCTCTGGTTTAGTTTCTCAGAATGCTGCATTAGAAAGTCTTAAGGAGCAACAGCAAGCACAGCAAGAAAGAATATTATCAGAGCAGAAACTTAGAGAAGGAAAAGAGAGTATAATTGAGAAGAGGATGCAGTCGGTGTTGGCTGCACCGGTGCAAAAGATTGGACAAAAGGCACAATTCTCATTGATGAACTTGATGAGTTTCTTCAACCAACTCTTCTTTGGTTGGTTGCTGAATCAAGGTATTCAAACTATTGTAGCACTCACCGAAGATAATGGTGAGAAGTTAAATGAAATAAAAGATAATGTCCTTCGAAACTTAAGGGACGTAGGACTAACTTTACTTGCACTTCAAACTGGTTTTGGTTTATTCAGGGGTGGACTGCTTAGGATTGGTACAAGGATTGCTCAGGCAGTTGCACTTCAGTTATTCCAAAGACCTATCAGAGCTTTATTGGATCAACTCAAAAATATTGTAAAGTTCTCTACACCTGGAATATATGAGGTGATTAAGGCAGGTATTCAATATTTTACTGGTAAAGATATTGATGCTGAAGAGAAGACAACAAGTCCTGCTGATGTTATTGGTCAAACTACCGAAGGTATGATACCTGGCACTAGTGCCGCACAAGTAGAAGAAACGCCATCACAATTTGCCGCTTCATCATTTGGTGGTCTTGCTGCCTTTGAAATGGGTAGAAGGTTTACACCAGGACCAGGATGGCTTAAAGTATTAAGTGGATTAGCATTCTCAGTTGTTGGGTCTGAGACTGCTAAAAATATTATGGGTAACCTTACGGGCACTTCTGGGCAGGCAGCAGATACTAAATCGACTGATGCAGAAGCAACAGTCGGTATGAAACCCGAAGAAAATGGTAGTGATGCGACTGCAACTATTTCAGCACAAGTTACTGCTCCAGCACTAAATGGTAAGGCAAATGCTTTACCAGAGTTACCAAAACCAAAACCAACAGTAACAGTTGTTGAGGGTCAACAGCAACAAGAGCAAGCAGCAGCAACATCATCTAAGATGGGATTGGCAAACAGAACACCAAATGTTGCTAGCTCAAACCCAGACAATCCTTATCCATTATTCTCTATTGTGACTTACAATGTCCCAGCAGCGGTAGGATAATATGGCAAGTACAACTCTAGCATATAAGTCATCTTTAAGAATATCTTCTCTTTCTAAGAGTGTTGCTTCCGTTGGTAAAGTATTTGAGAGTGCTGCACAAACTACAAGCACCATTGCTTCTACCCTTTCAAGTCAAAATGAAATAAAGAGAAGGGGAATATCGGATAGAAATAAGTACTTCTTGGCAAGAAGAGAAGCAGTTAGAAGAAGAGAGCAAGAAAGTATCATTGAAGCATCAAGTATTGGTGGTGCTATCAAAAGGACTGGTAAGGTTGTTGCTGAAAGCACCAAAGGTTTCTTAGGTAGAATACTTGACTTTGTTGGCACTTTGTTAGTTGGTTGGTTACTTTTGAATCTGCCAAGAATTATTGATGGTGCCAAGAAACTGATAGAGAGAGTACAAAAACTCGTTATGACTTTAACGAGTGCGGTTGGAAATATAACAGATTTCTTGTTTAGTTTTGGTCAGTTACTAGGTGGAGTTCTTAGAGATGTTGCAACATTTAACTTTGGCAACATAGGAAATACCATTAGTGATGGTATGAATAAAATGAATGACTCCTTGAGAAGATTGGAGAATGATGTCTTCCAAGGTATTAACTTATTGACAAATCCCATTGACTTTGGTCTCGATGAAGTTATAGATGATGCTAGTGCTGGATCTGCACCATCCGGTGGAAATGTATCTGGTATTGATTTTAGTGGTGTTGGAGAAAATCCAACAACTCTTAATGAAGGTGCTAAACTTTTAATGAAGAAAGGTTTTCCTGCAAAAGGTGCAGCATATATTGCTGGTAACATTCAACAGGAATCTGGATGGAAAGCGCAGAGAAAACCATGGATTCTTAATGATGGTGCTGGAACTAATAAGGGATTGATAAGTTGGAATAGAAGTAGAATCACTGCTGGTGAAAGT